TCCACCTTAGTTGGTGGCATAGCCTCGCCTGAAGGGATACTCGAACAAATAACATAACTATCCAAAGAAATATTTTTGTGGCTAATCAGACCATTTTATGATGTTTTTGTAAGGGCTGTTGATTTGGGGCAGCCCCCTTATTTAGACATGGATTATTTAAAACGCAATTCAAATGGTCAAATAAACATAAGGATTACCGTAATAGTCATTGAAATTGGTACCAAGTACTTGGTCAAATTCAATCTGGGCCAACCCAGTAGTAGGAAGAGTGCCATCAGTATGAACATTAATGGTAGGAAACACTCCGGCAATAGCGTTAGCCGTACTACCTATTACGGAAACATAAAGCGAAACCACCATATCAAATACGGTGGGTGAAGATTGAGGGACAGTGCGGATATAAGTTACGGTAGCTCCATTGCTACCCGTATAACCAGGCGAAGCAACGGCAGCCGAACCGCCACCCGACCATCTAATGTAAACAATGTAATTAGCCGTAACATTCGGCAAATACATGTTATTATTTGGTCCGTCCACGATCCATGCTGGATCGTCAGCATCAGTAAAGGAAAATTTAGAAGTTCCAAGAGGAGTTGAATTCGAGACTATTCCTGCCCTTGTTGCAGCATGCAAAGGTACAGATGTAAGGCCTAGCCCAAAGGAACTAACTGGTTTAAATAGCTCCACCTCATAAGAAACCCATAACTCCCCAATAACATTGGTCTGCCCTGATTGAGTGCCATCAACACGATAATCGACAGCACCTAATAAATACGTTTTAGGGTCAGAACCGGCAGGAATTTGTTTATAAGTACCATTATAAATGTACAACCTCTCCAATGGGTTTTCTCGTGGCGCACATTCGATGGGCAATACACAATTATCCGAAACTTTGGTGTCAACAGCCCACATATACTCCATAAGAGCCTTCTTAGAGCTGGCAGGAGATATGTCGGTCCGATAACGCGTAGCCATCGAAAATGTGCCCATGGCAGTATTAGTGCCAGACACCAGAGCTACCGCACTGGTAGACTTATACTCAAAGATAAGGCCAGTAAATCGGTACTCTTGAAAAGAGGTCGCAACCTGGGATAGCCAAGGAAAAGATGCCAAATCGCCAGGATTAATCTCGAGGGTACCTGACCCGACATTAGCGGAAACGTCCATGACGTATTCCTTATGCCTAAGGAGGATACTCTCATTAGTACTATGTATAGAAGGAACCTGGCCATTCGTGTTCCAAAGAACATTCTGGTTCATCCGATAAGAACCCGAACCAAAAATTTCAGGAATGCCAGTAACAAATCTGCCAGCAGTATTGCCAACTCCACGGACAAAAGCACCGATATCATTATTAGAGATACCAGCACGCCTACCTTTGGGTTTGACAGATAACTGCTTTAACTGCTGCTCAAGTTGTTTTATACGATTAAGGTCGTTACCTAAAGAGGACGACCTAGGTGGAGCAACAAAAGATGAAGAGCGGGGAGGGATAACAAGCCCGTTCTGAGCACGCCTACGTCTCTTCTGAGATTCTGTGCGTGTCATAATAATAAAATAATAAGAAAGAAATCTACTTAAAGTAGTATAATAATAATAGCGTGATAAATATCGTTTTTGCGGCTGAGTATTGGATACCCGCAGTCGTACGGGGACTATACATCAAGGTGGAACCATAAGGGGGCGCCGTGTAGTCTCTCGGCGTTTTGTTTAGCACGGTAACCGTTTTGGGCCATTACCCACCCCAACCCAATAATGTATAGATAGCAAGCCTACCGTCATCAGGACAATCTTTTACGTAAAACTCCTCTAATAAGAGTTGTTCATGAGGCATAATATCAAAGGCGCGATGGAAGGATAACCTACTTTGTTCTGACACCTTCCCACGCCTCGAATTATAACCCCTACCCAATTGATCCCAATACCATGTCTCCCATCGGTGGCTCACTTTGCCTTTCCTACCGTTTCTCTCCATAAAGCTGTAAAAGGATGAAAGAATGGGCATATTGCCATAAAGCGCAAGCCCACCTTTACCCACAGCATTCATCCAGGCAGAAAAACCTCGTTCCGATTTTTCATACTTGGATATAGCGTCTTTCCGTAGCGCAGTACGTGGGTCACGACACATAACGTAGTCGTGTAACCCCGGGCCAATAAAAACCGGCCTAGTCTGGCAGAATTCAATCTGCTCAAAACAATTGATGGCCTGCTCAATCTTGGCGCGGTAGCCCCACGTGAGGAATTGTTTCTTCCACCAATGCGTTTTCCAGTAATCTCGTCGTTCCATTAAGACACCCATGTCATCACCCATATCTACAATTTCATATTTGGTGATTCGTGATCGTCTTAGTAAATTCCTGACCATTGTCGTACACGCAATTATGGCCAGTAAAGATGTAACTACCACCCCGGACGGTACAAATCCGTCAAGTGTAACGTCGACCTTTCCATCAGCTGTAATAATAGAGATTTCATTATTATGTAGCTGGATCAACAATTGCAACAAGTGATCTCTCTCCAGTCCTGTGTAAAAACTCAAAATCAAGTCAAAACACAGGCTCAGTATAGGGTCAGTGGTTGATACATCAAACTTACTCATGTCAAACGGAATATAAACGGGATCCTTAAAACGCATCCACTTGCGACTCAGCAATCGTGCCTGGTCGCAGGCATTATACCCTTTAAACACAATCGGCAAGTAGGACCCATCACTGTAAGTTTTAGTTATATTACAATATATAACGGGTTCGATGTGTTTAACGAATATACCGAGTTCTAAATTATACTCGGGCGGATACGCGAAGATAACTCGGGGAATGCAACGTTCCTTATCCAAAATTCCCTCCCACTTGAGAAATGATTTTCGAGGATTACACTGGCTATCGGTTAGACCCTGTGCCATGAGGTTGATCAAAGCGCGCTCGTTACGCTTACGGGCGATGCCCCTGGTCGTACTTATGTATTCAGCATAAGACACCGGGGGGATCGTCACCGAGTAGCGCTTGAGATCACTCAAGTCGACCCACAGGGACAAAAACACCGAATAGTCATAGATGTAAGTGAAAATGTTTTTAGCGGCATCCACATGGTACGGAACAGTACCAAGTGGTTTGATAATCGGATGCCAAACGCCCCTATCCACAAAACCAATAACACGTTCGTGGATAGTGGTGATAGCGTTAGTAACATTGTTATTAGGGAAATAAACGTCATCAACATAGGAAGCACCACGGACATAGAACACGGAGCGATCTCCGGATCTACCGTCTC